CCAAGTTGTCGCAAAGTCTTGTGATTGAAGAAGCAAATTCGTCCTCGACTCCTCAATCAGCAGCCCCTGAGCCGCCAGCGTGCTGGGGTTGTAGTCCAGGCGTGGGGCGTCAATCGCTGCGCTTTGCAGCACGCCCGCAGAGTCAAAGTACGTGGCCGTGCTGGCACGGGTGAAGGTGATGATCTGCGAAAAGGTTTTGGATACGAGGCCCACGTTGGTCTCCCAAATGGTGTATTGAGCAGCTACTTGGTACTCTGGTGCGATAAAGTTTGTATTCAGCGTGTACCCGTTAGGGTCAAACAGGTCAGTTACGCCCGTCGCGCCATCTACAAACGACAAGTCAAGTGTCGGCCCAAGCTGACCAAACGGGTTGTTCCCGCCCCCACCGTACTGTGCAAGAGCAGGCAGCGAGAAACCAAAACCCACAGACATCAGAAGATCCTGACAATGTTGGTAGCCGCCGTGCCAGTCGCCCAGACACGGATCACCTGCACAGGCAGCACAGTGCCTCCCGGCACCGCAGCAAACACCACGTCAGTTCCCTGGGCAGTGGTCACCTTCACGTTACCCGCCGTGCCAACCCACACAACCGAGGGTTCACGAAAATTGACCGTGTCACTGGGCGTGACAGCAGCCGCATCCCCGGGGTACATCGGGAACGTCGGGCTATAGTTTGTCTTAGCCATGTAGCCTCCAAAAGGCTAGCCCCGCCGAAGCGGGGCCGGGATCAGTTCTCAAACGTGGTGGGGTTTTGAGCGCCGTTCGGAGCACGCTGGACGTAGCTCACTGTCACAATGAACCGGCCTTGCGTGGTAGCCAGAGTGCCAATCGCGTTGCGGATAAAAACCGTCGTATCCGCCGTGGTAGAAGTTTGCCAAGCCAACTGTGTAGCCGCAGTCGCAGTACCACGGAACCGTCCACCTGCGGTGGTGGCAACACCCGCCATCAGTTCAGCGCCGCCAGAGGTCGTGCCAACAGAAATGGTGAACGTCGAAGTGGCCGTGGGGATCTGCACCTGATCCACAGTAATGTCCACAATCTGTGAACCCTGCGGAATGATGAAAGCCGTCACATCCACGTTGCCCGTGCTGGCAACAACGGTGCCCGAGTCATACGACTGGGCCAAGGTAACCAAGCCTGTATTCCGGCCAGGGTTGTAACGGTTTGTGCCGACACGGATCGGCCCGGAGAAGGTAGCGAAGCTCATGGCTTATTCCTCAAATCTGCGCCCGTCGTCTCTGAGGAGAAGTCTGCCGAGTCAGTCGGCGGGCTGTGGTGAAGCTCGGTTTGTAAGAGGGTAGCACAGAGGAGGGACGGGGTCAAGCGTAAACGAACCGCCAACCCTTAAACGGACCTTTAGTCAGCGGCTGTCCCGACTTCAACGCCCGATTGATTGTTGGAGCCTGCAGGCCCGTGGCTTCTCGCAACGCCTGAATGCTGGCGTATCGCTGCACTTCGCCTGATGGAAGTGTCACTTCTACGGCCTTACGAATCTTCTCCTTGAACGAGTCAGGGCGTTCTTTGCCGTACCAAAAGTTTCCTGCGCCGCTGAGCGTTTTACTGATGCGCAGACGTTGGTCAAGTGAGATTTCTCGACCTTTAAGCGCTGCAGAACGCTTGGCGCGTGTTTCATCTGACACGGGCCTGCCTTTGCTGGCAGCAGCAATCTTGGCTATGGCTTCTGGCGTGTGCTTACGCTCTTTGTGGGGGTAACGAAGGTTTGCTTCACGAATTTTTTGTTTTGTCTCTTCTGAAAGTTGTTTCCCCCAGTTTCTGTGGTTTTCACCAGATGTTGACGCACTTATTTTTTTTCTAATGTCATCGGTCAATACCTTGCCAAAATTTGCTGTTTCTGCCCCACGTTTCCCCCGCATAGGAGCGCCTGCATACAAAGCCCAATTAAAGCAATTTTCTTTCCCCGCATGCTCATCAAGATACTTTTGCTCTGCAGCAAACAACGCGGCGGCATCAGCAACATCCTCCAAAACCTCAAACACAAACGCCACTTCTCCATACTTGGCCCACGCCGCCGCCATGTGCTTGTTGGGGTGCGTGCCGTCGCGCAGTTGTTTGCGATGCCTTGCCCAACGCTGGGCCTTATTGACTGTGCTGCCGATGTAGAACTTGTTGTTTGCTGTGCAAATGATGCGGTAGATGATGCCCATGTGGCCTCCTGTGTTATCAACCGATAGTGTATCACAGAAGAAATAAGAAAGGGGCCGAAGCCCCTTTTGTTAAGTAGGACAAGGACTTAGGTCAAGCCCCAGGACTGCCCCAGGCCCCCAACGGGTCCGAAACGCCGAAAGAATAGCGCTCTCTTGCCTTGTACCGGTTGTTCCCGGTGTCGAAGTCCGAATCCATCGACGTAGCCAAAGGCACACGCACGAAGTGCTTCAAACCGTTAGGCACATCCGTCTTCAAGAACCAAGCATTGGTGTCGGTCAAGAAGTGGTTGACGGTGTAGCCTTCGGGGATCGAACCGTTGTTCTTCAGTGCGTTGATGTCGTTGTCGGTGGTGCCAACACGCAGGCTGGTTTCCAACAGACGAGTAGCAACGAACATGAGGTTCGGCGGGACGATCAGCTTGCGGGGCTTGGCAGCAATCAGCAGACCACGCTCATCCGTCCAACCAGCGATCTGGATCACAGCCGCTTCGAGGGACGTTTCGTTCAGGTCTGCAGCCGTCGCGGGACGGTTGCTGTTGGTGCCGCCAGAGACCAGCGGGTGAGCGGTCGAGAACAGGGCCTGACCGTCGCCGTAGGTAACAGCGCTGGAGAAACCGTTGTTCAGGATCGCTGCAGCCTTGACCTGCTTGGTGTAGGCCATAGCGCGAGCCAGGGCCTTGGTGTACCGAGCGGAGAGGCTGTCGTACAGGTTGTCTTCCATCGCCTCTTCGGTGATGGAGAAGCCCATAGCGATGGTCTCGTGGTTGTAACGAGCGGTCCAGGCTTCCTGCGCATTGTCATACGCGATGGCCGCACCTTCGTTCTTCACCGGGGCTGCGGAGAAACCAGAGAGCTTGGTTTCTTCTTCGAACGAACGCTCGGAGGTCTCCGTTTCGTAGATCTCCTTGTGCTCTTCGCCGTAGCGCTTGTACTCCATGCCGAACAAAGCGTTCAGGCCGGGCAGGAGTTCCTTCAGTAGTTGGGCACGTGAAATTGCCATTTTGAGTTACTCCTTAGGCGATGTTGTAGCGATGGACGTTGAAGTTGATCTTCGCCAGGACTTCCGGACTCTGAACCAACGCCAAGGTGCCCGACGCGGTGGTGTTAGCCGCCATCGTCAGGGTTTGGGAGGTAGCAGAAGAAACCGTAGCCGCAGTGCTCACAACACCAACCCATTGCAGTTGACCGTTGGCGGCAACCACTTGGAACATATCCGTGCCCACAGGAATGACCTGACCAACCGTCAGACCCGAGACAACGATAGACGTCGTACCCGTGCCGCTGACATAGGTGCAAGAGGTCAAAACTTGCGTGTCCGGAACCAGCCCCAGGATGCGGAAGCCTGCGTTAGCCGTGTTGGCAGACGCAGCCACGACACCGCCAGCAGAATTGCCGGTGGCCGTAGAGCCCGTGGTGGTGTTAGCAGCCATGTTCTGACCGACCAGAAGCTGTGATGCCGAAGCAATCGTAGCCGTTCCAGCAGCCGTCACCACAGCCATCTTGAAGACCGTATCAGGGTCATCACACACAATCGCCCGAATATCACCAGCCAAGGTGTTGGCCGGGTAATACTGGGAGAAGCGCTTTTGCTTGGTCACAACGTCGGTGTACGAGCAGCCCAGGAAAACACCGACCGTGGTATTGGTGGTGTTGATCGGGGCCGTCGCAATGACGATGAAGCCAGAAGACAACGTTACCGGATCTCCGTAGAAGATCGCAGTCCCGTAGTTGTAGGCAATCGGGTACTCTCGGGTAGAACCTGAGAAAACCTGACCGCCGATGAGGTTTACAGGCCTAAACCCGTAAGGTGCATCAATCGTGGGGTATCCCATCTGAGACTCCTAAAATTAAGTACCGCGTCCGAACGAGACCTCAGAGCGGCGCTCCTTGAACAGAGGCATCCGGGGGTCGTTCTCGCGCATGAAGCTGTTGTCCACTGACGCCATCTGCTCATTAGCTTGACGCTGATAGAAAGCATTTCGCTGTTCAGTGAACTCCGTTGGGGTTTTGCAAAGCAGCAGGCCACCGATCTCAATGCTGTCTGGGTAGCGGCCTGAACCGGTACTCATCAGTTGAATCTCAGGATGTTCGCTTGCTTTCACTGGCTCCCAGCCCTCGCGGAGCTTTGAAGAAACATTCATCGGGTCATTGACCCCTTGAGTGCTGACGCGAATCCAACGAAAAGCATACCCAGGCTCCGGATTCGGATCGGGTAGGAGTTGAGGAGGCATCCACTGCTTGGGCCGTTCGGCCTTGGCGCGGGTGTCCAGTTCACGGGGATTACGTTCAGCCATTTTGTTTCCTCATTTCTTCCGCAACCGCACGGGCGTACTGTTCATTGGTCAGTCCGAGCCGTTTGGCGATTTGAACTTGTGATTGCGTCAGCGTGATTTTTTTGGGCGCTACGCTGCGCGTGGCGGGAGCTACAACTGTTGACTTCCGCTTCTCAGAGGAAAACGCTTCTGGGAAACGCTTGCGTACTCGACTGTTTAACTTGTCGTAGTACTCATCACTTGTTGTATCTACCCCACTTTCCACAAGGTCTTGGTGTACTGCCAGAGCAAGGGCGGTCATCTCTTTGTCGGCCCCGAACCAAGAATTGGCTTCTTGCCACGCTTTGGCTTTGGGATCAACTCTGACCGTTTGCTCAGGTTGCGGAGCGGGTTGTACCACAGTATTTTGTGGTTGTGCAACTGCTGGTCGGAAATTGTTGACCCGCTCGGCTTTGTACTTGGCTGCAGCAAGAGCTTCTTGAGCCTCTACGATGGCGTCGGTATCGAACGCTTCGTGCGCTGCCTTGAGCCGTTGCTTAGCCTGTTCCAACTCGCCTTGAACAACTTTTTTGGCTTGCTCAAGCAAAGCCTGCTGCCCCTGGCCCAAACTACCTTGTAGCCGCTTGTTCTCTTCCACAAGGTTTTGAGCAAGACGCACCGCCTCTTCACGTTCACGTAGCGCAGCTTCTTTG